AAAAATTTGTGTAGTAATAATACCACCACTTTGCATGACAGAACTTCTATAAATAGTTCCTGTTCCTGTGGTAATACCAGTGCCCGCTTCAACAGGCATAGTATTGGCATCAAAAGATGCTATACCACTAGAGTCTATGCTTGATTGTGTTGTAAAAGCACCAGTTGTTGCATTCTTACTAACGACTGTAAAACCGCCCTCTGATCTGACTGGTCCCGAAAATGTTGAATTACTCATAATTATCTCCTAAATAAAAGAATACAGTCTTTAGGTCGTCGACTATAGGCGTCTGTATTCATATTTTCTATAGTAATTTAATTATAACCAAAAAAAAGGGGGCTCGTAAGCCCCCTTCTTGTTCCCTCCAAAGAACTCTTTACGCAGCGCCTGGAGTTCCGAAGATACCTCTTGGATCCGAGAATCCAAATGAATATCTTTCTCTTGCTTTGAACCTCACGTTACCTGTATCGAAGTCACCTTCCATAGCAGTTTTGATTGGTGCTCTAACAAACTGTTTTAGTCCATTAGGTGCATCAGTCATGATGAAGAAAGCATCGGTGTCAGTTAGATAATGGTTAACTCTATAACCTTGTGGGATCATACCCATTGAAGCCATAGCGTTGATATCATTATCGGAAGTACCGACACGCTGTGGTGATTTAAGAATCCTTTCCGCTGTGAACTGAAGTTCCTTAGGAATGATTAATTTAACACCTTGTAACGCAATTTTTAGACCTCTTTCGTCAACAAATGCAGCAATGTCAATTAATGATTGCTCAATTGATGTCTCTGAAAGGTCAGATGCAGTTGATAACTCGTTACGGAATGTACCACCATTGGTTAGTGGATGGTCTGTAGCACAAAGCTCTTTTCCATCACCACCAGTGAAGCTACTGTCAAAAGCATTATTTAACACGTTCGCAGCTTTCACTTGTTTAGTGTTTGCCATGGAACGAGCTAACGCTCTTGTGTAACGACCTGCAAGCCTGTCGTATAAGTTATCTTCAATTGCTTCTTCTGTAATAGCAAAAGCCATTGCGATAGTTTCATGTGTGTACCTCGCTGTGAAAGCTTCGTTTGCTTGGTCGAATGATACGCCAGCACCCTCAGATTTTACAGGAGCCGCAGCGAAACCTGATAACATGACTTCTTCTTCGAACGCACGATCTGATGTTTCAGACGCAAAGATTTCAGCATGCTCGTTTTCATAGCGGTTGTACTCTAAGCCAAAGAGAGCATTTAAGCCAGGCTCTAACTCTTTGACCAATTGGGATCTTGATATAGCCATAGTTAAACCTCCTTAAGCTAAGCCGGCCCCTTTCTGGCCGAATATGTGGTTTTGAATTACGACTAACACATTAGTATTTGCACTAGAAACATCCGAATTATTTGGATCTCTAGAAATATCTATAGCCTTGAGTGGAAGGTTTGCAGTTGTAGCACCTGTGGTTACATCTAATTCAGCTCCAGAAATACCTGTTGTGGTGCTTCCAGATGATGTATACACAATATCAAAGTTACCAAATAAATCAGCAACTGGGAATGTGTCATCAGCTTGAATTTCGAAAATAGCCATAGGGTCATCAATTATAAACGCTTCAATGTCAGAGGCATTTGTGCTCGCCGGATAAAAATTGGAAAAAGTTTCTTTTCCAGTGGTAGGGTCTGTAAAACGACAACCATTAAAAACACCTACAATCGGAACAGTTCCACCGTCAGCGTGTACTTCTACACCACCACCGGTTACTTGAGCGACCATGTCGCCTTGGAAAATTGCTGTTCCGTAGTTTGCAGCTATTCTATAACGGTTTTGCACGTTTGTTGCAGGTCCACCAACTCGACCTACCAGACGCATACCAAAAGCAGAATCTTGGTTTGCCATAATAATAACTCCATTTAAAAATTAAACAAATGTGGTTACAAAAGCTAAAAAATTAAGACTTTCTGTTACCACCAAAAGTTACACGAGACTGTCTGTCGATATTTACAGGCATCTCTGGTCGTTGTTCCCTCAAAATGTCATTATCAACGGCATTTACTTGGTCAACAGTAATTCCACTGAAATACTGTTTGCGTTGCTCTACAATTTCTTCAGGTATCCTTGCCAACACAAGGCCACCAACTCCGATAAGTCCCTGATACTTGCCTTCATGAATAACTGGATACTCGTGCTCACCGATTTCATTGTGCACTTCCTCTGCTCTAACAAACTCCCATCCTTCTCGAAGTTTTTTAGAAACATTAGCTGTATCAATAAATCCAGCACTTTCTACCCTAATCCACCTGTGACAAAATCCTTTTGGTGCAGGGGGTGCATCTAAACTTGATGGAGGAGCCCAAGGCTTATTACGAGTTTCAACTCTGGTTTCTTGAGTCCTGCGTGAGGTTTTTTTCTTTACATCATCTGTCATATCGTTACTCCTTCACGAATTTAGCGTATTCTTCTAGTGGCACCCCTAATTTTTTAGCTATCGCTACTTGTGAACGGGTGAGTTTCACGGTTTTGCGCCCTTGCTGTTTACGCCCCGCCGAGGCAACAGTTTGAACGGGTTTTTTCTCCTCAACCTCAGGTTCAGGAGATGCAAACTTATTTGGAAAATATTCCTTAAGTCTGGTATCTACTTCATTGTAGTATTCGTCAGACTCTGAGTCAAACCCCTCCTTGACAAGTTCGTTATGAATTGCAAAAGCAGCATTAGTCATAACTTCATCTGTGCCAAACCATTCATTTTTCTCTGCCCAACTTTGTGCTTTTGCACTAGGCTGTGGTTGAGTAGTTTGCGTTTCTTGAGGTGGTTTTTTTGTTTCTTCTGTTTGTGCTTCCTTACTTTTTTTAGCTTCTTCCATTTCAGCTAAGCGCATTCTAGCTTTTTCTTTTTCAACTGCTAGCCTAGTTAACTCATCATTTGCCTCAACTATTTTAGCTGAGTCATTAGCTTCAATGGCATCTTGCAACTTGATTCTTACTTGCTCTCTTTGGGCATCAACTCTTGCATCAAACTCTTTCACAAAGCCTTCATCTGATGATGCTGTTTGTTGTGTGGCCGTGTCATACTTTTCCTGTAAACCTTTAGCATAATCTATAGCCGCTTGTTCACGACGCTCTGCTTCACGCATTCTACGAGTCAACTTATCAATACGTTTTTGTGTTTTTTCGGATATATCTTGTAAATTATCTTTTGGTTTTTCTTCAGTTTTTGTCTCATTGGCTGGTTCATCAACCTTTTGTGAGGGTTCCGAGTCAGAACTTGTCTCCTCAGTTTTTTCCATGGGATCTTTATAACCAAGATCAACCTCACCGACTGCGTCTTTCACAGACTCCTCAGGTGCTTCTTGTTTATCTTCGACTTCTAGATTTTCTTCTTGAACATCATCTAAATCTAATTCTACTTCCTGTTGTACTTCTGACATATTTTACTCCTAAAATAGTGCGAGGATATCCTCGGGTTTTGCAATAGTTCCTATAATCTCATCGTCGTTGATAATTCTATGTTCACCAAATTTAGTTTGAAAACGAGCTCCTGCATATCTGCCATAGATAATAAATTGTCCCTCTTTACACCAAGGACCATTTGGAAATTTGTCTTTATCTTGATAACAAAGGTCTCCCATTTTAACAACTAAACCCACCACAGTTGTCATCTCCATGGTCTCCAAAGTTTTTTCAGAAAACGCTATACCACCTTTTGATTTTTTAGGACCAGTATACGGTCTAATTAACATGCGATAACCCACTGGGTTGGGTATCATGTCTAAATATTCTTTGGTTTGTTCGGGGCCTTTGGGAATGATGATGTCATCATCATCGTGTTTTTTATCCTCTTCCTGAAGATAATCTGGTTTAATAACTTTACTCAAGTTTTACTCCTCTTGTTTATGCAGGTCTTTTAAATCCTGTAGCAACAGCTCTAGGCCGTTGAGCTTACCCTTAGCAAAAGCTAAGTTTTCTACATCTTTAACGTTATATACTATATGGTCCTTAGTGTTGTCAATCTCTTTTTGAATTAATTTTTGCATTGCAAGAATGGTATCTACATCATACATTAACGAGTTCCTATAAATTTTTGACCTTTGATTTGAATACTGCTAATCCCTTTGATCGGACTTTTGCTACCGTTTTCACGAAACGGACAACCACCATTTTTTAAACCTTGTGGGTTGGGTCCTCGTTTAGGAGGCACTGTTTTTGTAAGACCGCCACTTTTTTTGTTTTTGTACATTGCAGTTCCAGTAATAACTCCCGCAGCAGGTCCAACTATTTGTTTAGCTACTTTTTTTACTTCAGGCACTACATATTCTTTAAGTATTGCTTTGCGTTGTTCGCTTACAGGTTTTGCAGCCGTTGCTAGTTTTGCCTTAGACTTTCTTACCTGCTTCTCACTTCTAGCAGTTATTGCTTTAGCTCTTTTTACACTCTTACCTGATACCGGAAAGGGAAATTTGTTACGTTTAACTAACTTTTCCATCTTTCTTTTTGATTTCAACGCATCTTTCTCAAATTTTAGACTTGCTTTATAACCTTTTTCGGCTTTTGCTAGTCTAGCTTTTGCATCTTTTTTGACGTAAGTTAAGTTTTTTAAATACGTTAACGAGTCTTCTTTGCCCGATTTTTCAAGCTCCCGCATGAATTTATTCATACCTTTAAAATGAGCTGATTTGTCATAATTTTTTAAAAGGTCTTGGCCGCTTTTTCTTTTTATAGCTTTCTCAATACCTTTTCTAACAACAGGTGTTAATTTAGTTGCGATGCCTCCGGGTATCGCATAAGAAGCAATCGTGCCTATTGTTTTTTGCACATTTCTTTTACCTTGAGGATCTTTACGACTTGCTTTACGCTCTTGTTCTAATCTTGTCTGAATTGCAGACTTACCACGTCTTGTACGAAT